GTTCAAGGTATGTTGCCAAGGGTAAGTTCTCAAAACCAATAATGCCTGTACAGCACATTAGATACACAGACATTCCATATAAATTATGGGGTGTTGGTCTAGTGGAAAATCTTTTAGACCTACAGAACATCTACAACAGAACACGAAATCAAGTCATTGAGAATATTGACCTTATGAGTCATCCTAAGTGGTTGATTCCTAAGAGTGCTGGTATTTCCAATAATGCTATCAAAGGAAAGCCAGGAGAAAAGATTTATTATAATGCAGCAGGAGGTGCACCATCACAGATTACTGGTGCTCCTTTGCCTCCATATGTCATGGTAAACATTCAACAACTCCAAGGAGAGATGAATGATATTGCAGGAATACACTCAACATCAATGGGTAAAAGAGCAGTAGGTATTAATTCTGCTGCAGCCATCGAACAACTATCAGGACAGGATACTTCACAACTTGCAATGACTCAATTGAATATTGAGAATGCTATAAGAGATTTAGCTACGACTGTTCTGGTATTAATGAAGGAATATTATACTCAGGAAAAGATGGTGAGGATGATGGATGATCAAGGCAATATGGTATTCAAAGCCATAAGTGCTACCAATATTGTTGAAGATGCAGAAGTTCATCTAGAAGCAGGAGCCATCTTTGCTGATAATGCTAATGATAGAAATGCAAAGGTCATACAGATGCTTCAACTTGGTCTTATCACCAAAGAAGATGCTGTACAGGAACTTAGCTTCAAGACTAATAGGGGTTATGTTCTTAAGAAGATTGCCAATACAGCACATGCATTGGATGTACTTGAAGCAGCTAAGACTGGTGCTGGTGTAGAATTATTCCCATCAGATGATCTTGGTTCTTTTGAATCAGTGTTCTCTAACTTCATGAGAACAGAAGAGTTCTATACGATGACTGAGGAAGAACAGAATCATATCTCTACAATCTACATGGAAATCAATCGGATGATGCAAATGCCTAATCCATTAGAACAACCTAGATTGACGCTTCCACCTGAACCACAAGGACCACAAGGTTTGGTTCCTAGTATTGCAGGGTTAACAGGTGCACAATCAAATGTGCAACCTCCAGGGATCATTGGTAGACCACCAGTAGGTCAGACTCCTGAACAGCAGACAGAGGAAACTTCTGCTAGAAGGGCAGAAGCAATGTTGAAGACACCAATGGGAGGTATAGGTTAATGACTGGAGCGGAACTTAAAGCACTCTTTAATGAGTATTGTGATGAAACTGATGAAACATTTCTCACATCAGCCAATGTCACAACCTATCTTAAAATTGGTTATAGAGAGTTTAGAAACTTCATTAATCAACATGACCCCTTTGCATACGCAACCACTGCTGATATAACTCCAGGGGCAGTTAGTGAATATGATTTATCTGCTGCAGCAAATGCAGTAAGACTCTTAGGAAGTGATCGTACTCAGGATGGAATGTCTAGACTTCTTAAGATAGGTGCAGTTGATGGTAGTGATAGTACAAAGATCAATTGGTATCTTCAAGGTGTCCAATCTAGACAGGCTTTGCAAGATAATGAATCAAGTTATTTTCTACAAGGATCAACAGTATTCTTTTCAAATGATCTGGCTTCAAACCTAGTACTTAGATTCTTTTATGTGCCCATGTCAGATCTAAATGTTGCTGCTACTTTCATCGATGATTTTGAGGAGTGGCATGATATCATTGCAATGATGGCTTATAAGCATTATGCGATTAGAGATGCTGCAGATAATGTAGTGCTAGTGAATGCATTAAATGCTAGGTTGGCTCAATTTGCTGAGTATCTACAGGCAGGTAGAGTAGTCGAGATGAATAACTTTGTATCGTATGTGGATGATAACTAATGGCAGTTAAGAAAACCGAAGTTGAACTAATCACACCTACCATGTTTGAAGATGCCGCTAAAGGTGTCTTCATTCAAAACATGCTTCGTAATAAGAAGGGGTGGGAAGTTCGCAAAGGTTTTGGTCAGATTGCAAATTTAGACTTTACTACTTCTTTAAGAAATTCAGTTGCTGCAACTGCAACCAATGCTCCAATAGGAGATTGGCAGGTTGAACAGCATCTAGGTTCTCACTTGATTCGTACCAACTTTGGGCATGAACAAATAGTATCTGTGTTCTTGGCGAAGATCTTTACAGGAAGTAATAATGATGAAGTAGCATATGATGGTGTTGTTGCAGCCACCAAGGGAATAGGATCACTAGGAAATTGGGTAAGATCATATGTTGTATCAATATACGATGTGACTACTGATGATTGGTGGGACGAACTATTATATAAACACACAACATCTGCATCTAGAACTAAGGTGTGGAAAGAAGATGTCATACCAATGTGGTCAAGAAAAGCAACCTATGAATCGGTTGTCTTTAATGATTACTCTAACTTCATTCATGGATTTGCAGATGAATACTTCTTCTTTGAAGAATTTGATGACACCTTGTATTTTGGAAATGAGAAGGCTGGTGTCTTTGCATACTTCCCTTCCATATTCAGGAACACAAGATCAGATCTATTAGAAGCAAGATCTAGAAGGCAGTTAGATAGTGAGGTTGCAAATCAGTGTGCTGGTACGAACTTAGGGGAAACCTCGATGATTGTTCCTATCGTTCATGGTGTTGGAATATATCATGATGCATACACTTATCTAGATAGCGCAACATTCCCACAAAGAATTAGTGCAATCACTAGCTTAGGAAGAAGGCTAATATTCGGTGCAGAGAAAACAGTTTATATAGCTGATGAAGGCAGACCTACTTCTATCATGGCAATGAACTCTTTCTTTCTAGGTTCTGAAGATAACATTACTGCCATGGAAGAATTCAATGGTAAGCTACTAATCTTTACAAAGAATGAAACTTATATGTTCCAGCCTGGAGGTGGATCTGGTTTACCAGCAGAAGGATCTTTAATCAAGCTATCGGGTGATGTTGGTTGTCTTAATGCAAGTTCAATTGTAAGATGGGAAGGTGGTGTTACTTGGGTTGATGTTAGTGGAATTTATAATTCTACTGGTGGTGCTTTCACAAAGATATCTGAAAATGTTGATGGATTCTTTAGAGACTTCATGACCAATCCACTAACCTCTTATTATGAAGATGGTTCTGCATGGGCAGATCAAGGTTATGACCAACCAACTGGTTTAGTATATGCACTAACAAAAAGCATACATGGTTCTGTTAATGTTACATGGGATGCAACTCGTAGAAATGTTCTATACACCTTTCCAGAACTAAACATCAGTTTCTGTTGGAATGTTGATGAAGGCTTTTCAGTTTGGAACTTTGAATCAAGGGCACCTAAATCTACAGGTGTTATAGATGCTCGTACAAATATGAGAAGTACTTGGTTGATGGCTGGTGAAACTGAGCTTTACTCTGCTGCGCTTGACCCTCCACAACTCATAACAGACTTCACATATGATGGTGGTGTTGCATTAAGAAGTAGTCCAGGCTCACCATCAACAGCAGCTAGAAATACTAGATCTAGAAGTTTCATTGTTATGCAATATGGAAAGGGTGGTGCCATTGATAGATCCTGTAAGAATGAAGATACTAGGATTCTTAATGGTCACTACTACTTGTTGTCTTCTGGTAATACAGGTACCCCTGGAACAATTGCTCCTACAAATATAAATTGTGCTACATACATTGAGCCATGGATTCCACTACCTGCAGGATATACATTCCCTACTGGAGAGGTTCTAGGACAGCATGTTATTTCAGTAAAACTATCTAGTGGTGGTTCTAGCTATCCTAGTTCTGGAACTACAGTAACATTCTCTGCCCCTGGTGGTGGAGGTACAACTGCAACAGGTTCAGTAACAGTTGCTGATGGAGCAGTCACTGCAATCACGATAACCAATGCTGGTTCAAAATACACATCACCTCCAACAGTAACAATATCTGCTTCTGTTGGTTCAGGTGCAGCAGGAGTTGCAGTACTTGCATCAGATGCAGGATTCCTATTACCAATAACAGTTCGCATGGGTCATGATAAACCAGATGCTGCTGATATTAATACAGGCAATATTCCTCCTGATGTATTCTACATTCAGTTTTCATTTGATAATGTGCATTGGCAACCAGTTTATAAGAGTGCTGCTAGCACAGAGATTGATTTGATTCTACCTCCTGAAAGAGCTTGGTATGCTGGCAATATGGTTGGCAAGGTAAGAAAATCTGGAGGTATTTCTAGTAGGGATGGAAACACAATAAGAATCCAATATACACAAGCTACTGGTAGTGGTCATATGAATATGGTTGCCAGATCAAAACAACCGATCTGTTATCTTCCAATGGTCTATAGTCCAGAAGGCACATTAGCAAGTAATAAGACTTTTGAGAATGTTATAACCATGGGTATCGTTGGAAGGGATGATACAAACAATTACGCATTTACAGAGATTGGTGATACATCATTACAGAAAGGAAGGATCTATGCATGGCAACAGGCAACACACCTATCTGTAAGAAATGATGATGACTATATGGCACAGTCTGTAGATTGGGCATTCAAATCAAATGAAGTTGGTATCAGAGAGGGTGTAATAGCAAAGGCTAGAACACTTTATCTAAGCTTAGTTTCGCATGGTAAAGGTGATGATCCAATTGTATCCGCAGGAGATATTGGTCCACTTAACACTCTATTAGGTTCAGACTTTAAGGAATATGCATCACAGGTTTTAGACTTTGATGGAATGGATGATGTAGCCAATCTATCTAGAATTACAGACAATACATCTATTAGAACAAGGTTGAAGGACTCTGCAGGTACCTTACAGAATGTTACATTTGATAATACTGGCAAATATGATATTGATGTCAATGGGGGAGGTGATGATGTAGTTCTTGCTTCCAATGAAGCTTACAATACAATCTCATTTTCAGACTCAGTAAAGGGTGAAATGTTTAGTTGGTTGGTCTATGGCTTTATGAGAGATAGGGCAGAAAAGATTTTAATTGATTCAATGAAAGCTTCCTTTGTTCCTAGTGGTGGTCGAAGAAGGAGGGGTAGGTAATGGGCTTTGGTAACAGAGAAATCTATGATAATGGATATGGCAATGCTACACAACAACTAAATCTAGAAACAAGAGAAAGATCTTATCATGCACCCATAAGAAACTTACGAATTGTAACACCATCTGATTTACTATCAGAGACTAAAGAAAGCTACAATAGCTTCTTCTTAGCTAGTGGAGACTATGGTGGTCAACTTTTTAAGAAACAATACACCAGAGTAATTGGAACTGGAGAATCGGTTTTCAATAATCAAGTTATATGTGATCGAGACTCAATTGTAGTTTTTGATAATTGTATCTTTGAATCTAGAATGAGTGAGGGTAGTAGGACCAACAATAATATTTTAGTTGAAGTTAGAGGTGGAGCCAAAGTTGTATTCTCAAATTGTGTTTTTAGAAAGAGCACTAATGATAGGGCAGATGATGATTCCTATGATTATAATTGGGTCTATGTCTTGGAGGATGGTAAGGCATCATTTAATGGGTGCATCTTTTCAGGTGGTTCAGCACAAAGCAATGTGGGATTTGTTGTGATGAGTCATGCAAATAATGCTCTGACAGATGTTCAACTGACTGCTGGTATCAATGCTACTAATCAAACAAATGTGGATAGCACTTCATCTGGACATTATAATGTCACAGTTATATCGGAGATGACATAATGGCTGATGGTGGAATTAGGAAAGTAACTAAGCAACAGTTCTCAGATGGCACTACCATCGATGGAGATAGGATTGATAGTGCATTAGAAGATGTTAAAGATCGAATCAATAATGTAAGTGTTGGTGATCTAAAAAGGAGAATGGTACAAAACCAATATGTTATGGGATTCATACCGACCAATGGAGTAAACCATGGTGAGACTGCAGATGGGTTCTTTCCATATGCTAATCGATTCAATAACATAACTGGTCAGACAAGCTTTCCTTTTCTGTATCACATCAACTCAACACTGAATAATGTTGAATATCGTAGTGTCTTTAGTGGTCAAGCTGCAAACCCATCTGTAGGAGATGGTGGTGTTCTTAACACATACAGGATGAAAGGTTACTTACCTGCATCCCCTGAGTCTCCAGTTACAGGTGCAGATATCTTAGGGCTTGATGGTTGTTGGATATGGGATACCAGTTGGTATTTTACCAATCCTGTTATCGTTACTGACCTTTCAGTGATATTCCATACTACTAAAACTGCAGGGAAATATGATAATGATTTTATAAATGCTGGTTCTGGCAATGCTCCTGATGGTAACAACTTAGCAACTAGCTACATCAACTGTACTCTTAGCGTTGATAACCCATTTCAACCAGAGAACAGAAGGTACAACGATAAGGAAATAGCCTTTCAAGGTTTTAAGGCAGACTGTTATTTTATGAATTGTGAGGATGCATCACATGCTGCAGCCGATGATATGTTACCTGCTCTACCAACAGGAGGTTCTGAACATGGTAGTAATGCATTAGGAGGCTTATGCATTAGAGCTTTACCTAATTCTCTCAATGTACCCATCAAACAAAATGCTAGAGTAAGATTAGATATTGAAATTCCACAGTTCAGTTATTCTAATGCTGTTGCCTCCCCTTGGTCTGATTCGTCAATCAAATCTAGAGTACCATTCTCGTTGCAATATTACACTGTGGTTGTAACAGTGCTTGAGGAGGTAATAGCATAATGGCAAAGATTGATAGAAAGAAAATAGCAAGAGGTACTACACTTTATCGTAAGAATATGTATCAGACTTTGGAGGATGCAGCAGATGAATTAGGCTTGCCAGTTGATACTAGGATAGCAGGTTCAGATGTTACAGTACCAAACATTAATACAGAAAACCTAGAAACTCCAAATGGAGTATTCAGATTGAATTTTCATATTCCATATGCTGGTGCTAGATTCTTTTCCAATGGCTATGATAGAAATGCACTGTTGTTTCCATTCACTCTACCTCCACTACAAGATTATTGGGATGATGATGCCAAGACAGATGAGGATACACCAAGCTATACTTTACTTGAATTTAGTTTGAGCTTTGATCAGAGGTCAGAAAATGTTGCGATAGGTGATGCCTACTATACTGCAAACAAAGTTGATCCTGCAACAGACAAAGGCAAGTATTCTGGTTTCATGAATTACGATGAGGTTGATGATTATAACATCAGAATAAGTTTACTTGAAAAGGATCAATGGAAGTTTAATCAGAGTGAAGGTGTTGTAAGCAGTACTGGAATTGATCCCTATGCATTCATCCCAAAGAAAGAAATCTTCTCTACTACATTATCATCTACTAATTTTAATAGCAGAGATTTTAGAAACAATCCTTTAGTGATTGCAGATTTGAACGAACAACTAAAACCTTATAAGACATACATACTTTGCTTCAATCCAGATGCATTAAATGATACTGCTAATGTTGATGGTACTAGCTATACTGAGTATGGTGGTATGGCATATGTTAGTTTGAATCTTAATCTTAAGCTGAAGACTCCTCTAGTCAAAAGAGATACATATGATGGTTCAACCAATCCTGGGAGTGGAGTGCCCTCAGGTAAGACACAGAACCTTCCAGATAAGCATGATGGCAAACCAACAGTTACCACTACAGGATTAGATTTACCTGCTGCTACTACTGTAATTAAAGCAGATGAGACTGAAGGGTTCTCAACAAACATTGAAGCTATCGATGAAGTATTTGTTGATAAGCTTAAGGGTGGTTATTCTGCACAATCTGAAGTTTCACCATATGAAAATATCATTACAGATGCTGGGTATGAAGTCATCTGTGTTCCAGTTTGGGGTGGTCAGTTAGGAGATATCAGGGTACAAGATAATGTAACTGCAAAGACTGATACCAACTTTGGAAAGTTTGATCCTTACTTGTTGCCATGGGCTAACCATACTTCTACTGATGGTACGAATATGGATGCGATGACACAGAAACAAGTAGATCGTAGAATTATTCCATTAGCTTATCCTATGACAGTTCATCATGTTATTGGTTGTATCAGTTTCAATTCACCTAAGGTAACAGACTCATCAGGTGCTGCTATAAGTTATTTTAATAGAAGCTCAAAAGGTACAGCACCTGAAGAGACAGACCTTAAGTTTCAGATTGGTGTTGGTATGGGTACAGGATTAAGGGGTGACTATCTGACCTATGAACAAGTTGCTTCGTTAGATACTGATATGCGTGAAGCTTCAAGACAAGCGTTATTGATCGATCGTGTTAAATGGATCCATGATACACTTTCAGATTGTTCAGATGGTTACAGTAGAAAATTTGATTATGAACTTATCAATATCCCATTGGTCTATAAATCAGATACAAAGGGTAATGGTTATTATGATCAAGGGCATCCAGTTTATGTAGGTGCTGGTTGGGGTAGGGATCCTACCTTGGCTCATGGAGCAGGTGGTGGTACATTTGACCGATCAGTAATTGCTGCAGGTGTTAATACTACATCTAGTAATAGAACACCACGCACAAAAGGATTAGAACAATTTTTAGAGGTACGATGGCAATTTTATGATAGTACTGGCATCGGACCTAGATATGATGGATCCACCAAGAACTATCGTGCTACTGATGTACTAATAGGTTTGGGAGGATTTTGGATATTTATTATAGGTAAAAAGCATCTAGCTTAGAGAGGAATTTATTATGCCAAATGGAGTAGGACCAGGGGCACAGGAATCTGAAGCCCAAAGAACAGCAAGACTGCGAGAGCAGGAACGATTAGCAACCGAAGCTATTGTTGCAGCACAGAGAGGAGTAGCAGAAGCAGCTAAGGCTTCTATACCTGCTGCTAGACAAGCTGCCAGAGTAGGTAGAGGTATAGCAAGAGCAGAAGCAGCTAAAGGTTTGGCTGCTCAACAGTTTGCTATGGGTTCTGGTGGTGTAAGTGGTGCTCAACTTGGTAGGTATACAGATATCAGTGAAAGGTATGCAAGACAAGCTGCAGCACTAGAAGCTCAAGCTGCTAAGGAGGTTGGTGTATTGGGTGTTACTGCAGCAGAAGCAGAAGTGGCAGCAGGACAGGCAGAGCTTGAAGGCATCGAAAGACAAATGGAAATTCCATCTGAGTTTGAAGTTACACAAGATCAAATGGCTTTAGCGGAGAAGGCAATCAGTGACATGGTTGAAGAGTATGGGAACCTATGGAGTTTGGCAGGTGGTGATGATGAAGAAGGTGGTGCGGCATTCCTACTTCAACGAGCGAAGACACTTACTGATGCTGATGCAATTGTTTATCTTACAGGCAAGATTCTAGATATGGAAGGTCAAGATGATGCAGGTATACATCGTGAAGCAAGAACTTTGAATCTTGCACATGGGGGAGATGGTCAACCCCGACACGGTGAAGGAACTTGGAATTGGTAGGAGGAACAAACAATGGCTAGAATTATACCACCAAGAAGAGTCAGAGAACTTAAGGGTCCATTCCCTAGGACTCCTAAGCCTGATACACTAACACAACTTAGGACTGCCAATGAGATAGCTAAGTTGGTTGGTACCATTCTGCAGCATCCTGCTACAGATATGATCGTTGGTGGTCTGTATAGATTGTTTAGTGATACTGATGATCCTAGCACAAGAGCCAGAGGTGAAGGTGCTTTAAGACTAGCTGCTGCACAACAGGGGATGACACTAGAAGAAGTTGATACAGCAATTGGTGTAACCAAAGATGCATTAGCAGAAATGGATGCAGCTAGAGTTAGAGAGGCTGAACTTGCAGAAGGCATTGCAGAGTTTGCAGCAAGAGAACCTGTAAGTGGATATGAATTTGCTAAAGCAGAACCAGCGATAACAGCAGAGCAAAAAGAATTAGCAGAAGAGGCAAGACCTAGAGAAGAAGAAGATCTTCTAGCTAGCATCAAAGCGGAAGCTGATACCAAAGCTGCCTTAGAGGCTGCAGTACAGAGGCAAGAAGAAGCTAGAAGAGCACCAGTGGCTGAGAGAAAACCAGTACCTGAAGATGTTGATATTCTGCAGTTTATTGAAAGAGGCTTGATGGAAGGTTGGCGAGATGAACGAATTATTAGTTCTTTGCAGGGGATGGGTTTCTCTGATGATGATCTTCGTGGAATGATTGAGGATGTTCGTGGAGTAAAACCAGAAGGACCATTTGTTCCTCATGTGTCTATAGATCCTGAAGAGGTTGCAGAAGCAGAAGCTGATGTAGAAAGAAAGGCAGGAGAACTTGCAGCTTCTAAAGCTAGAGCTACACGAAGGGAAGTAATTGAGGCTAAGCTAAAAGAACTATTGGCAGCAAAAGAAACATTAACTGCTGTTAAAGGTAAAGAAGAAGAAGAAATTGGTTATTACGAATTACTAGCTGAAGCTTCTGTCGCTGATACCGATGCTGAAAAGAAAGCAATACTAGAGAAGCTTCCATTGCTACAAAATTATGGACCCCATATTCCAGGCTCATTAAAAGATTTGATTATGGGTTCACATAAGACCAAGGCTGAAGGAATCATAGTAGATACATTAGGTCTATCTGAAAATGAATTGGATAAGTGGAGAAGGGCACAAAGAGAAGCAGGATTAGCAGAAGCTACAGCAGAAGGGAAACGAGCTTCAGCCGAGAAGGCTAGGAAGAAAGCAGAACTTATTGAACTAGAGTTAGGCAATTATACAGAAAGATCACAGGCAAAGATCAAAAGCCTTCTAGCTAGAGGAATGAAAGCGGAAGCTGATGCCGAAGCTAAACGACTAGCTACCAGATGGAAGACGATAAAGTTTGATCTAAGGGCACCGAAGCTAGAAGTAGATAAATTAAAAGCAGACATTGAAGCAGCTAAGGCACGAACTGCAAAAGCATTACTGGCTAAAACAGTTGCACCAAAGGGTCTGCGAGATGGTATCAGTGGTGCTGTTAGAGCTTATGACACGAAGTTAAACGCATGGATTCGTAGGATTGCTGATGCAGAAGGTGCTGCAGCAATCAATCCTAAAGCAATCACAGATGGTATGGTTAATCTCGATGACAGACAGAAGGCACTGAAAGAACTCAAAGCCAAGAAAGAAAAGGCAATAATACAGTTAAGGATCCTGAAACCTCAGGTGGCATTTGCTGAAAAGCAAAAGAGAGATCTCCAAGCACTCATACCAGAACTTGGAGATGCTAGTGTGATAACAGAAGTTGAGGCTAGACAAGCTGCGATAAAGGCAATAGGTGTTAAGTTTGGTAACATTATCAAAAGGACACCATAATGGCTGAACCTGAACGCTTAGAATTTGGAGAGGGTGAGGGTGCGACTATAGAGGTCAAATCCCCTGAAGTACTTGCAGTGGAACTACAAGACTTCCTCAAAAAATATGTAACACCTACATGGACAGAAGAGTTTCTTCATGGCTCAGATGTACCAGTTCCACATGGTGCTAACTTCTCAGAGAAGTACTTTACTATATTTCCACCAGAAATCCATGAGCCTGTTAAGATAGCACTTGAAAAATATGAAGCAGAGTATGGAAGAGATGCAGCATTCTTTTTTATTCCTAAGCTTGCTGATCAAATAGAACATTCATATCGTATTGGTGTTGAACCCAGCAAAATTCTAACTGCACCTAGCTTTCAAGCTTTACATAAACGAGCCATAGTAGCTAGAGATGCTGCCAAAGGACAACCAATTGGTAGAACTTTAGTTGAGTTTGTAGGTAAGGTGCCAGGTGCTATTGCTGAAACAGTAACTGCTGCTGCAACTGCAATTCCTACTGCTATGGTAGAGTTGGCTGTACCAGAAACATTAGTAGCACCTGCGGTCAAAGAAGAGCTAAGATATAAACCAGAAGAATTTAGACAAGATATATCAGATGCTGCAAGTGCTATTAGTCCTGTACTAAAAGAAGCTACTGAAGATATCTTTGGTAGTCCAGAGGACAGAGAATCTGTATTTACAGAAGTTGCTAAAGTCTATGGTCAGACTACTGATCAGATTGAACAGAAGTGGGAAGAAAGCCTACCTCAAAATATTAAAAATGATATAGTAGAAAACTTTAGAGGTATCGCACACTTAGCTAGTGTCATATGGTTAGGTGGTGATGTAGCACCTGAAGATTGGGCACTACCACTTGATGAATTTTATAAGGGTTCGTTAGGTAGAGGTAGACAATTAACTAGAACTATAATTGGTGGCATGGTTGGTTCTGTTGGTGCGATCATGGGCAACATGCCTGAATCGCTATACACACATCCATTTACATTAGCAATGTTGATGGCTCCTATTGCAGCCAAACTACCAGCAAATGTTGTGTCTAGGATGCCTCCTTCTGCAGTAAAAGCAATTGCAGTATTAAATTTACTAGCACAGATCGATCCGATTGGAGGACCAGGGGCTTTACTCAGAGGTGCTAAGACATTACTCAAAGCTGGTAAAGTAGATATTGGTACTGTTAAGGCTATGGTGGCTAGAGAGCTAGGTCTTACTGAGGCTGAATTTTCTGAAAGGCAAGGGCATATAAGAGAAGCTGCTGAACAATATATTAGTGACTCTAAAGCTAGAGGTGATCTTACTGAGGCAGAAGTAGCTACTGTTATTGCTAATGATCCTAAAGCTGCAGCCAATAATATTGCAACTTTGATGGCTGCCTTGGGAAGGGAAGCAGGTAGAGCAGAATTACAAATAGATAGACTAACAGGTACCCGAAGGGGTGGTGTACCTGAAGCTGAAAGAATGGGTGCTGGTCCTGCAGAAACAAGAGCACATGTTGCAGAACTAACAAGAAGAATCAGAGAAGGTGAGGTACCTCCACCTCCTACTGAACCTCCTGCTGGTGCACCTCCACCTCCTACTGAGCCTCCTGCTGGACCACCTAGGGATTTACCACCTAAACGATCAAGGGGAGAGATTGCACTAGAGGTTCGTGAATACAAAAGTACACTTAGAAGTGTAAAAGAGGAATTGGCAACTGTTGAACAGGCGCTATTAGATGCTGTTAGTGAGGGTTTGACACCCAACGAGATCGCAACTCTACAGCGTAAACAAGCAGCGCATCTAGATTCTATAGATTATATTGAATACGAGATGAGAAGCTTACAAGATGAAGCGGGGTTAGGTGGTCCAAGAGGAGTAATTGAGGCTACTGTAATTGAACATAGAGCACCATTAGATGCATTAGAACCACTAGCTGATACTCTACAAAGAGAAGGAATACTGTATGAAGGTGCCCAAGGAGCACCAGATGGATCTCCATTTATGCATGGTTTTCAGGGTGTTGAAGGAAAGATGCAAGGATCATCTTTTAATGTTAAGCAAAGCCGAATCAATGAAATTGGTTTAGAAGCAGCATTCAAAGAAGCATTAGACAAGATAGAAGCGCAACATGAAGGAG